ATTGAACTCGGGGTCGACAACTAACGAAGTCTTCACCCGTCACGAAGAACAGATTAATCGTTCCACTTATCGTGGTCCCGATCACTCTGTCGCTGTTCCTAACACGCTCCAGTTCTATCGGACGCTTCCAAAGCGTTCTGGTGTCTATCTCGGAAGTGCCATGGTGAGCATTAAGCTCACTCAGGCACGTACCGTCTTGTCTGCCAGTGGCCTGGACATCCAGGCTCGTGATATTGCTGTAGTGTCCTTCAGTATCCCTGTCGGGGTAACCGCAGCTCAGATGAAGGCTGTTCGCCAACGTCTGATTGCAGCTCTCGACTCAGATACTGTTATGGACAACCTGATGGGTTACCAGGAAATTTAACACTTCCTGATTTCCCATGAATACGACAAACGAAAGGTTTGGTAGTAAGCGGTCTACGACCATAATGGTCGCTGTTCCGCAGCGGCAGTTTGCAAAGACTGTCGCTCACCTAAAGCTCTGTTTGATGGATGCTGAGGCACTAAAAACGCCTCTTCCCATCGTAGCAGGTCTTATTGACTTCCAACACTATCAAGTGGTGGGCGTCCTCGGTACGATTGATATTTCTGGCTATGCCAGGAATTTTCTTTCGTTCCTTGCTTACATCGAAAGATGTAAATCATACTCAGTGATTTGTGAAGAATGGCCAAAACGTCGTCTCTGCATTACGCTGAGATCTCGAATTGGCAACTATACACTCATCTATGGGTACGGTGAAACGCGTGAAAAACAGAAGACAAGGACATATACTTGTCAATTCTGGGGAAACGGAATCGAATGAAAATTCGCCCGCTGCCCCGTCCCTCCCGCCCCAAGTGGGGCGAGGTGGACTTAGCCGAGAGTATAAAGCGGCTGCCGGCAGATTACTGCTGGCAGTTGCTGAATGGCTTATCGGCCGAATTAAATGACCATATAACCACCGGGCTTAGAGGTGACCTCCTCTCCATTGCGAGAAATCGCGATGTGAAGGGGTACCACGAGCTCGATGACCTCTATGGACTACAGTGTATGAACCATTGGGGTCGCCCCGAACCGGGAAATCCGGCTGTGGTGCGACTACTGGTCTCCGTGATTAGAAAGCACGAATCGATGGAACTGGTCTCAAAGAAGGACCGTTACACCGCTTGCCTGGCTGCCGTGAGGCAGCTAGACGAGGGTCTGGCGGTTTCTCCTAGAGAATCCTGGTCTACCGACCGTGTGTTCAATAGTATGAAGCAGATACTCAAGCAAGTGCTTGGGCCTGCTCCTGACCTAGAGATGATTGCGGAAGGTTCTAGGCATGGGCCCGGTTCGAGTTCCACTATCAGCTATAAGGATCGCAGCCCGTACTTTAAGTACGAGCGGTGGCCTTACGCTGTTAGTCCTCGGGCTAAAGCTCTACTAGTGGATGTCATCAAACTTGACGAACGTTGGGTTGGCTCTTTAGAAGATGCCTACCGGGAGCGATACAAAATACCAAAATGGGCAATCCTTAACAGGACCGCGTTTTGGGATAATGTAGTTGATCCTCAACATACGTTTAATCGAGTAACATCCGTCCCGAAGGATGGTCGTAAAGACCGTCCTATTGC